CATGGAGCCGTTGGTGTACTCCATAGAGGAATCCCGGAATTCGTAATCATGCAAAAATTGCTTCCAGCTTTCTGGAAACTGCATTGCATCAGCCATTTCCATTCCCTCCTTTATAGGGCGGTTCCGGCGGGGGTGGGAACTCCACCCAGTGTGTAATTTTCTCGTCCCAGTCCGCCCAGAAGTTCCCTGGAGCAATCCATATTGCTTTGTCTCCCGGGACTCTCCGCAGGAAAGCCGCCATTATTTTTCTGCCGCTTGTTAGTACAAAAACTGTCTCGCTGTACTCGACCCCAAGATTATTTTTGATCAGTTTCGGCAACCTCTCGCTAACAGGAATCCACCGTTGCCGTTTCAGTGCTTCCATGCCCATCCGGCAAGCCTCGTTTACCTCGTCCAGGTTTTTGTAATGCTCCCGGTGTTCCGGGTTCAGGATTTCGATTGCTCTATCGATGATCATTGTTCATCCCCCTATACTTCGAACTGGTAATACTCAAAAAGCCATTGGATGGCGTGTTGCAATTCATCTTTTGTAACGCCGTTCAGCGTTTCAAGGGCTGCAATCTTTTCGATTGCAAGAACTTTCGCCCAGATAGGGATGGTTTTATCGTCCAGACGATATTTGAAAATGCCAGCGGCTTGTCCGAGACTTAACTTCCCGTTACACGGAAGTGGAATTACAGATTGTTCTGTATCTTCAATGTTCTGCACATCGTCTGAAAAACCATCCAATTTGCTTTGCAACGTAATCAAAATGTTACCTCCTTCTTTTCGTTTTGCAGCAACCTCAATCACCGCTTCCCGGTTTGTTATAATCCGCCATTTCCAAGTTCCTCCACATAGCACCAGCTTTGCGGTGCTCTGGTGATCACAGCCGGAACCATGCAATTTTCATCGTAGGCGCAGGCTGTGCTTTCGTACCCGCTTTTGCTGCATGATTTGCATTTTTTCCAAGCGTGAAATTCTGTCAGTTCCTTCGGTGTTTCATAAATCTTCAATTTTGAAATTTTCCACAGGTACAAGAAGTGCACATTTTTACCATATTCATTGAGCTGTTCTCGTGGAACACAGGACCTGCGGACAGCTTTTATGTAGAGCGCAATGTCATCATTCCCCCATTCATTGAGGGAGGCATAGCAATAATCAAAGTTTTCTTCCACCATCCCACGCTTATCAATTTTCAAAATATCATCGCAGACGAATTCCCCAATTACTTTTTGATTACCAATAGGACAATTCAAGCATTCCATCGAGTCTGTTTCTGCGTAATGTTTCCAAAGTTGCTCTTTGGTTATAGGAATATTGACTGTGTTCCTTCCAAAACCATCAGTGCAATAGATGTATACCTTGAATGGCGTTCCAAGATTAGGGCGGGTCTTTCGGACTTCTACCGTTTTCTCACGGGAGATAATTTTGTTCACCCACTCCGGGCGAATGGAAATAAGAACAGCCCTATCCATTGTCCAGCATCCTTTCCAGGTTCAAAAGTTCCTGCCGCAGCAGTGTGATTTTCCGCTTGATGGCGGTTTTGCCGTGGTTCTTGTCCATGTAGTTCCCACCGTCACCCGTTCCGCCGTTGGCCATGTACAGGTTTGCTGCCTTATTCAGGCTGCTGTACAGGGCACGGATAAACTGCATTTGTTCTTTCATAATCATCCTTTCCGCCCGCTTCCGGGCTTAACCGGGTCGAAATCGACCCCTTTAGAAAATTCCCCACTGTTCGGCCATAGCTTTGGCAATGCCAGGGGAGAATTTGCTTCTTGCCTTGCTTGCGCCGCCTTTCCTGCTTACTCCGGCCTTGTCCCGGTTCCCTTTGTTTCGGCTCGTCCAGCAGGAAACAAGGGGCTTATACTCCGTCAGGATATTTGTCGGGACAAGCGGATTTACGCCGAACTCCCACAGCAATGTTTTCTTGCTGAACGGGTCGCCGTATTCAAAGGGCTGCACAACCTGGGTATGCTCCGGCATATCAAAAACCTTGCTTGGCACAGGGTTCTCAATGCAGATTTTCCCAACGCCAAAGTATCCGTAAAGGTAAAATGTCATGAAAAACAATTTCGCTTTCAAGCCATTTGCAAAACGCTCCAAATTAAGAACGCCTTTCTTTGGGTACAATCGGCAAGCCCCGGCGTTTGAAATAAACGTACACGGCGGGTGCGCAATCAGCAAATCCCACCGCCCCACATCATGTACCTGTCCGTCCATTGTGGTCACTTGCCCCCCCCTCGATGGCCTTTAGGGCATCTCCCAGGATGTGCCATTCAGGGTGTCCGCCGGACGGCTCCTGGATATCGCAGCTGTAGGCCTCATGCCCGCGCTCCCGGAACGCCTTGCAGACGGTCTGGGATTCTTCGCAGGCGATTAAAACTTTCATTCGCTCATCATCTCCAAATAGTCCTCTATGCTGGTTTGCCCCGGAAGAATATCGTACTCCATCCACCAGCGGAACACATCTTCTGCGGTGACCCAATCCACCCTTCCCATGAACTTCTTGTTTCGTTGTTTTCGCGCCTCAAGCATCCGTCCAAAGGCGTTCAGGTAGAGCTGCTTGTACTTCGGCCACCGGCCGAACTCCGCTTCACGTCCCTTTTTTCTAGCAAGCGGGCATCCGATACACCCAACCCGGCATTGCCCCTCTGCGTAAAGCGGATTCATCGGGACTTTTGCGTCTTCCAAAAATCCGTACACATCCTCGTCCGTCCAGTCGATAATCGGGTTCACAACTCGCTTCGCTTTCAGGCGGCAGTTTTCAAAAAGCATCCGTTTTTCGTCATTGTCGTTGGCGAGAATAATTTTCTTTTCCTTTGTTGCGCCCAGCTTTTCGTAGATTCCCCGGTTGTTTTTCCGGGATGCGGATTCCGCCCACCGAACGCCGGTGCAAATAAACCGTCCTGTCCCACCTGGTTCTTTCAGGATGGAGCAGCAATACCGCATTAGTCGCGTCGGCGGAATCAGCTTTTGTGGAATCAGGCTCCACATGGACACCCGCTTCCCCTTGTAAACCGGCATATTCACGGTGCATTTGTAGCCCTTTTCCTCCAACCGTTTGAATTCGCTACGCACGAACCGCACCGTCTCCGGGGCATCCGCCGTGGTGTGGTTGTGCTGGAACTCGCAGGGGATTCCCGCCCGAATGGCAAGCTCCGTGATAACGCCACTGTCCTTGCCACCGGAAATGCAGATCACAAGGGGCTGCTGATACGCCATCATGGACATTTCCGAGGCGGCTTTCAGGCGTTCGATTGCAAGTTGCTCTAAGTCATTCATCGCTCATTCCTCCGCCTCGCTTTCCAGCCAGTCGAACCAATCCGTTTCTGTTCGGAAAACCTCGTTGCAAAAGCGTTCCAGCGGGCAGTTAAAGCAGTCGCAGCCTCGGCAGCAGCCCCGGATAATCGCCGCCAGCGTCTCAGTGGGCAGCGCCCGGATTTTATCGGCGTTTGTCCGCGTTTTCTCGGAGTTCTCAGAGTTTATCACAGTTTTTCATCCTTTCTGCTCTGCGCTTCTTGCTCTCCCGCTCACTTTTCATGACCCCGACATGGGCGCATTCCGGGGTGCAGTATTTGCGCATATTGCTGGGCAGCGGCTTGCCGCAGATGGCGCAGCGGCGCAGGGACTTTTCTTGGGCCGCTTTGGCTGCCTTGGCCTTGTCGTGGGCGGCTTTTGCTAACTGCCGGTTGAATTCCGCCTGGCATTCCAGGCTGCACAGGGTGCGCCGCCCGCTTTCCGGCGGAATGGGCTTGCCGCAGATACGGCAGACCTTTTCGGGATTCATGACCGGCAGCTCCCGCAGGGGCGTGACCGTCACCGGCAGCACATAGGGCCGGGGTTTGGCGGCCATGTAATCGCCGTAGTGGAGGCCGTTTCGGGTAGCCATGTAGGCATCCCGGCAGGAGCGGCAGCGGCCCCGGTCGTCCAGCTCGTCCCAGGTGTGGGACGTGTGACAGATTTTGCATTTGCTCATGCAGTGTTTCCCTCCATCATGCGGCGGATTGCCGCCCGTTCATCATCGTCCAGAGGGCGGGGGAGTGCCTGGGTTTCCACTTCCAGCGGCTTGGCAAATCCGGCCATAAGGCCGGCGATTTTCTCCCGCACCGGCAGCGGGATTTTGCGATCCTCTACTTGCCGCTTTTCCAGGATTTCATACACCTGCCGAAAATTTGCCCGATCTGCAATCTGATTCTCGCTCCAACACAGGCTTTTGTACCCCAGCCGCCGCACGGTCTCCCGCGTCAAGGGCGGCAACGAATCCAGGGCTTCCGCCTCGTTGTAGCTGCCATATTTGCGGATTGCTGCCATGGCCTTATTCCACCCCTCGCCCCAGTCCTCGGCAGCTCCGCCGTTCTGGATTTCGGCCATACCGTCCCGGATATCAGCGATGGACGGGGACCATTTGTTCGTCGCAACCCACTTGCTCAGGATTGCTTCCGCTGCCTCGTAGGGGATATCTTGCAGCTGCCGAAACCAGAGTTCCATCGCCTGCTTGTTCGGCAGGATGTTTTCCCGGCTGTAATACGTCCGCAGCGCTGCGGCAAAATTCGCGAATTCCTGTGCGTTCATCCCGTCACCTCCCGGCTGCTGACCCAATCTGCGGCCATGCCATAAAATTTATCAAGCTCCTTGGCTTTTGTGCCCCCCTGGAATTGCTGCTGGTTCTGCGGCCTCGCCTGGTTCTGCTCCCGGGAAAGCCAGGAGTTTACAAACCGCATAATTCCGGCTTTGGTTTTGCGATTCTTGGGGTTTGCCAAAAGCCAGCCCCGCATATTCCGCAGCTGTTGGTCTACGTCAACAGCCGGGTAAAGCCTCGAAAGCTCGTCCACCGTTTCCTGGGCAATCGGGAAATCAGAGCCGTCAACCAGCGGCAGCACCGCAGCAGGCGGGGGGCTGCTTGGCAGCTCCGCGCAAACATCCGTAGGATGTATATTATCTATCTCTTTCTCTACCTCTACCTCTATCTCTATCTCTTTCTCTTTCTTGCTTACGGCTTGCTCTACTTTAGCATTTGCTTCCGTTTTGCTTTCGCTTTGCTTAGCGTTTGCTTTCGGTTTGCTTCCACCGTTTTTCCCATTTTCGGCCTTTTCCCTGGCTTTATCCAAAACAGGCCGAAGCAACTCAAAAGCAATCGCCACAGCGTCCGAAACGGAATCCAAATCAGGCTCTTCCTGGAATAGCGCGTAGGAGCATATGATATCGTAAGCGTCGGCACGATCAGCCTTTTTCTTGATTCGGCTGATGGCCTTGTAAAAGCTTTCGTAAAATGTAAATTGTGTTCTCACGCTTACACTTCCTTTATCCGGATTCCGTACCGTTCCAGCATCAGCTTTCGCTTGATGATGTATTCTTTTGTTCGCACGCCCTTTGCGTCCTCCACAACGGTTTCGTCGCCCTTTGTGTAAACAAAATCCGCAATGTAGGAACATTCCTTTTCCAGGACTTCCCCGGGCTTCCTGCGGCCCTTGTTCGGGCCGCGCTTATAGACCTCAAAACTCGGTGCTCGCTGGGTGGGAATCAGAACGTATTTTACCTGCAACCGCAGATCAGAGATTTCCCCGGCCAGTTCCAGGAGCCGAAGCTCCTGGAATCGTCTGGCCTCTCTGAGGCTATCAAAGGTTATCCCGGAAACCGTTTGTTTCCGGCTGCCGTATTTGCTCCGCATAGCTTAAAACGGGAGCCGGGTATCATCGTCTACAAGCATCTGGAAATCAGATGCAGGCGCGGTATTGTAGCCGCCAAACTCAGGGGCTGCCGCCCCACCGTACACGTCCACCGATTTGTTTTTCAGTGGCTTGTCCTTAGGCAGCGTAAAGGAGCCATCTCCAACGCTATCAACGCTGATCGCCCGGAAGGGGCGCACGGCCCACCCGTGTTTCCCGCTGTACTCCCATTCCTCATTCCGCATAAGAATTCCGATTTCTTTTCCAGCAAGGCTTTTTTCGTCCCAATTCCAGGCATAGCCTCGGTTGGATTCTTCCACGGCGGTGGTAAGCCCTTTCAGCATGGATTTTGCCCATTCGTCCTTGTCGCTGCCATCGTTCTTCGGCAAAAACTGCCGCAGAACACCTTTCCATTTCTTGTCATCCCGGGTGTTGTTGTCGAAATCGTCCTGGTAATATCCGGCCCATTCGCCATCGGAGATATCAAACAGGATACACAGCTGATCGCCGTAATCCGTCTGCTTTACAACTGCCTGCTTGATAATACACACATAAGCCCCCAGGGGCAGCTTGCGGGAATCGCTAAACGCCCTGACGTTCTCCCAATTGTTCGGTTTCTGAATCATTTTTACACATTTCCTTTCTTATTCCATCCGTAATATTCACGGATTGTTTGATCTACCATTTTCAGGTCGTTGTCGATCTCCGCAGGGAACATTTCCATGGGAGATTTGCAAGTTGTCAACCCGTCCGATTGCGTTTGAAATACGTGCCGTTTCCCGTCTGTCCAGCACAGCAGGACGATGGAGAAAAGCCCCTCGACGGTAAGCTGATTGTCCAGCATTTTGCCCAGCGTCTTCGCTCGGATTTTCCCGGTGTTCCCATCCTGGTCGGTGTGATGCAGGAAGTAGACAATTACGTCCGGCGGAAGCTGCTGGATCACGAACTGCACCAAATTGTAAAAATGCAGAGCCATATCCGTATATTTGCCGTAGCCGGTTTCCTTGGCTTTGGCAAAAGCCTCAAAACACATCAGGTATTGGCTGTCGTCAATCACAAAAGCTTTTTTGGGGCTCCCTTTGATTGCTGCGCAAATTTTGCCATAGTCAGCGGAATTAAAAACAGATAGCTTTTTTCGGAAGGGAAGAGGCTTCCCTGCAACATTGATAATGCTTACATCGTTCGGTTCAAAGTTCCGCAGGCTTGCGCTCTTTCCGCTGCCGGATTCGCCCAAAATAAGTACCGGAATGCCCATTACCGATCACCCTCCTTGTCCTTTTCAATCATTCCATCAGCTTTGGGCCGGTGAACTCTTGCATCCATGTAAATTTCCTCGTCCATGGCAATCACCGAATCCGCAGGCTCTCGCCCCGGTCACCCAGGGTGGCGAATGGCAGATCATTCCCGGCTTCTAGGTACTCCCGGATACGCTTCGTGTCGGGGTCGCCCGGTTTCAGCCATTCGCTGGGAACTACGCCTGTCAGGTCCACAGGCTTGGCACCGCCGTTTTTCTGGATGGCGAAGGAGAATAGCAGCGTTTTGAATTTTGTCCGCCCTGTGGCCTTCATGCTGTCGTACAGCTTGGATTTCATCCAGTCTTTCCGCTTGGAAATGGAGGCCTTCCGGTTCTGCAGCCGCTTGATTTCCTCGTCAATCTGGCTTGCGTCGCCCTCCATGCTCTTGATGATTTTGGCGTAGCCATCGGCCTTGGAATCCATGTCCGCCTCAATCATTTCCAGCGTGTCGTATACCGCATCTTCCGGGACATCCGGATCAAGAAGCATTTCGAACACGTTCTGCCACTCCTGGTTCATTTCATACAGACTTAACATCCTTGACATTTCCTTTCTTTTCGGCTATAATAGCCATGATTTCAATATTTCCTTTCTGCCCTTGCCGCTCCCGGTGTAACGCCCGGGGGCGGCTTTTTTACATAAGCTCCGCAGCGGGAACGTTCAGAACCGCTGCAATTCGCTTTAGCAGGGGAACGGAGGGGACTTTTACCCCGTGCTCCACCTGGTTGATCATCTGGCAGGTGACATATACCCTATCTGCAAGCTCGGTCTGGGTCAGGCCCATTCCCTCCCGCAGCTCTGCAAGCCGCCTGTAGTTGATGCTGTCCATTTTCTCACCCCCAATATTCCATATCGTCCGGCAGCCCGTGGATATCCACGGAACTTACCATATTGCCTTTGCAATCTTTGCACACCGTCAGCGGTATTTTGCCGACGTACAGTGTGTATTTTTCTTCGCCTACGCGGATTTCACCGCCGCAGCAGTCGCATTTGATCGCGCCTTTGTCGGCCCGCGCCTGCCGCCGGTCTTCCAGCTCCCAGGGCTCCACAAATCGTTCCATTCGCGCACCTCCCCTACAGGCTGATGATCGTGTAGATCACTACAGTGGCAACGGCCAGGACCAGGAAGATATTCATTTTCTCCCGGGTCTTGCGCTGCTTTTCAACAGCCGCCATGATTTCGTCATCCAAACCGATACACCCCCCGTCTGGTCGTTGTATGGTTGCGGTTTACCAGCTGCACAAAGGCCTTGTCTCCGGCCTGGTTCGTCTGCTCGGTTTCGTCCAACTGCCGCCGAAGTTCTGCAATCTGGGCTTTCAAAGCCTCGTTTTCCTTTTTTTCTTCAACCAAAGCCGCCCGGCAGCGCTTGAACTGCTGGCACAGCAGCCGCATTTTTGCGGCCTCTTCCGGCTTTAGATCATTGATAATGTCGCTCAGCATCATTTCCAATCCATTCCTTTCTGTTTGCCGGGATAACCCGCCCGGCTCGGGGCCGTCTGTTCCGTGCTGCCAAAAACAAGATTAGGAGGTTCGGCGGCCATGTCTCAAAACCGCCGTGGTGGGGGATGGCGGCCTCGAACCGCCGCAACACATTGTTTACGCCTGTTCCCCCATGTTGCCGGTCTTTCCCGGCTGCCGTCAATTTGCGTTCTCCCTGACGAACTTTCGGATTTCCTTATCGGAGTACCCCAAAAATTTCAGCACCACCGAAATGTCCGGCTTCATCAGCTCTACGAACCGTTTCATGGCGGATACCGGCATAGCCTCGGGGTTTTTCCGGTAGGTTCCAACGGTTGTGCGGGATACCTCCATATCGTTTTCCAATTCCCGATTGGATGGATACCAGGTTTTATTCGCCTGCATCCCAATCGCCACTTGAAACGCGGCCTTGGCTTTCTCTGCATCCTCAGCGGCGTATTTCCCGGCCAACTGTCTGATTCTCGGCATCTTGCGCACCTCCTTGTTCGTCTTGCCCCTGGCAGGGGGGAGCAACCAAAGCCACAACAAGCATTTCCCAGGGTGGTCTTACCCTTTTACATGGGGAGTTTTTCCCCAAGACCCAGGCCATAAAATCGGTGGCGCTCATCTTGTCGCTGCTGCCCTGCCATCATCAGGCCAGGTGGGGCGGTTCCTGGCGACGGCCCCGAAGGCCGTTTCGGCTTAAATATCCAAAATGTAGGATGTGGGGTTCCTTCTACAGACTCTGACCGCCTCAATGGTTCCTGTTCTGCCGGATTCTTTCATCCATCGTTTTCCGTGCCAAATGGCTTGTGATTTCGTTTTGTATTCTGCATCATTGCCCAGAAGGGGAAGATAAGCTTTGCAGGCGGCTATATCCGCGGAATCCGGGGTAAACTTCCAGTAGTACATATCAATTTCCTTTCTGCATCGGGCGGGTTGCCCCGCCCGGTTGTACATTAGCGGTTGCGGCATCCGGTAGCCATTGCGAAAGCTTTAAGTGCTTCCTTTACGGATTCATGGGCTTTCTGCAAGGCACCGTTGTCTTTGTCATTGCACCATGCGTAAAAGAGCGTTTTTTCTGTGTCAGCCAGAAAATCGAAGATGTCTTGGTTGCTCATGTTATTACCTCCAAAATTGTTATCCAAATCCTTGAAATTTTTAGGTTTGTGTGTTATATTGTAGGTAGCTCTTAACTACAGTTACATTATAATCCAACAAGTAGGATTTGTCAAGTGCTATTTGGATTATTTTTTCCAACTTGTTGGAAAAACGTTGGAGGTAAGCCAAATGACATTTATTGAGCGTATTACAGCCTTGACGGAAGAAAAGGGCATCAAGGAAAAGCAGGTACTCGCTGATTGCGGGCTAAACAAAAATCAGTTCGGGTTATGGCGACAGGGGCGAACCCCCAATGCTGCAAGCCAAAAAGTGCTTGCCGACTATTTTGGTGTTTCCGTGCCCTACCTGATGGGCGAGACCGACGAAAGAGGGCAAAAAAAGAGCCCCGCCCAGATGGACGGGGCGGGGGTGGATGATGAACTTCGGCGGATTTGGGATGCCGCCAGCGATGACGAAAGAGGCCTGATCTTGGACATGGCCCGGATGGTGCGGGACAGGAGCCGAAAAGGTGAGTGACATTTCCTTGCCGAAGGATGCCAGGAAGATGCTTGCGGCCATGGAATCCGGCCCTATTCAGGTCGTCAAGGACGGATGGGAAACGGCGTACATCCTGATTGATAAAGGCCTGGCAGATAACGAGACCGCTGTGCATGATAAAACAATTGACGGAAAGCCGGGGCTTTTTGATTTGCGATTGCGCATAACCTCGGACGGAAGAATTTGGTTGCAGCAGTATGCGGATAAAAAAGCGGAACGAAGACACGATTTTTTCTTAGCTTTGTTCTCTTTCCTGCTGGGCTGGCTTGTTCCGAAGATTATTTCTCCTTTTTGGGATCGTATAATCGCGCTTCTCCAAAAGGCCGGGGCTTGAAATCCGGGCAGCGTTCTTTCATGTGCTTCCCGCACACGGTTTTCGCTACCCCGGTTTTCAGTGCCACGACGGTTCCGTACTCGCAGCACTTACACACGTTGTCCGGGCAGCTGTCCCGGGGCATATCAATTTCCAGGTGGGCCAGCTGGGCTAATACCTGGTTTGCAAATTCATCAAATTTGTATTGCGATACGAACATTGTATTATTCCTCCTCGTTCTGAGCCGCTTTTGACGGAATTCCGGCTTCCAGGATCATCAAAAGCAACTGCCCTTTTTCATGATCGCTGAGCTCAGAAATTATCTGATCGATTTTGGCTTTTGCTGCTGCGGCAGTTGCTGCACAGCAACAGAGGTGCGTTTTGCTTAGATCATCATCATCCGGGAATTTTGGGAAAAGCGCATCGATTGGCGCAATGGCATACCCTTTCATGCCGCTTTCATCGCCATTGTAGCACATTTCGTTTCCGTTAGCAATCTTTTCCATATCTTTTCTTCCTTTCGTATGTTTCGGCAGTGCGCCGTGTGATATAATATAGGGGGTGATTCTGATGGATCGAGAAACCAGGGATAAGCATTGGGCAGAATTAAACAAGCTTTCCGCGGATTACGTTGCAAGCGGTGGTTATGCCGCATATACAATTGTCCGCTACGCCATGGCGTTGCAGCTGCTTTATGAGCAGAACTATGTGGATTCTTTCGCAATGCTTGCGGAGGTGTTTCTTTGGGAGCTTAACGGCATGGATACGCCGTATTATTCATCCAGCCTTATTGGTATTGCAAAAAGGCTTTATCCATGCCTGCCGGTATCACGGATGAAATTGAATAAAATTTTATCCGATCGGATAAAGGCCCAGGCAACGCCGTTCCACTTTTACTCTGCCCAGGAAGTGCAGAAAATGTTTATGCTGCTAGTAACCGATAGGCGGGACGCTGCTGCCAATATTTTTATGGGCGGTCTGCCGGATGTGAAGAAATGGTTGCAGAGATCGAAAAAAGAAACGGAAAACGATATTAAAATACAGGATGCGCAGTTGGAGCAGGTGCAGGAAGCGGAAGAAAAATACAAAGAATCCAAAAATCTGGAAGAATACGTTGATTTTTGGGAAAACGTTTGGTTGGGCGGGGGACTGCTGTTTTACGGCTCTAAATGGTGGTTCGTTTTGCCGGATTTGTATTTTAAGCAAAAACGGTTCGATGAAGTTATCGAATTTTGCACTATGGTAAAATTTTTGGATGATTACGCATCCGATAAAGCCGATAAATATATTCTCCGTGCCCAGCAGCGCAAAGAAAAGCAGCTGGCGAAAAGCATTAAAACGAATGTTTGAATATGTAATATCACACAATAAGTGCATTAAAGCGGCCTTATTGGAGAAGGAGAAAGTAAAAATGGAACTTGACACACAAATTAAAGATTTAAAGAAATGCAACAAGATTTGCACGGCGCTAATCGCTGTTATTGCCGTTTTATGCGTTGCTCTGGTTTCGGTGGTGCTGGCGGGGAAAGCGAAGCAGGAGCGCCGTGCAGAGTTCTTTCGGCAAGTTGCAGAATACGGTACGAAATATTTGTACGAAAACACCAGCATTCAGCAGGACGGAAACACAGTCGTTGTTACAACGCAGCAAGAGGATTATACAAAAGCTGGATTTGCAATGTACGGCGCTAAAGGCAACGAAATGATTGCCGCAAGCGAAAAAACAAAAGGTGAGAAATTGCAGCAAATGGCCGATGATTGCAAGACTGGTTTTACTGTGGTTTATAAATTCTTGGATGGCATCAACCCCGATACTGTGATTTTCTCCACCAGCGGCGGAGAGGTAACGCAGGAATGGCCTTACTAATTGCACCCGGCCCCCGGTGCCATTCAGGGGCCGGGCCTGCCGCCGGTTCTTTGCGTCCCTTGCCGGTTGCAGACTTACAATAGCATTTTTTATGGCAAAGTGTAAATAACAGGGCTGATTTGTTGCTAATCAACCCTGTAAAATCAAAAATCATATTTGATATGGGGGGGCAAAAGTTATGGAATACCATCAAAATTCGACAATTGTCGCACAAATGCAGCCTATTTTTGATGCCCTCCCGGAAAAGCTCAAGGACGAGAAACTCCGGCGGGGGATGACGAACCAACAGCTTTCCGACGTATCAGGCGTTCCAATCGCCACAACAAGCAGAATCATTGCCGGGGCTGTCAGCAACCCCGGCATTTATCATATCGCCCCGCTCTGCGCGGCCCTGGGTGTGTCGTTGGATGCGCTCATGGGCATGCTCCCAGCGGGTAGCAGCGCCGCAGAGCTGGACGGCCTGCGGCAGGAGCTAGAACACAAAACGGAATTGCTGGCCGAAAAAGAAGCTGCCGTCGGTCGTTTGCTGGACAGAAGCCGGATTTTGGAAAACGGGATCTCCGCCCGTGACGAACAAATTCAGCACCAGGAAGAGGACATTCGCCGGAAAGATGCAGAAATAAAAGAGCTGCGCAACTTCTACAAGTCACTAGTGTACGGCCTGTGTGGCCTGTGCATCCTGCTTACCGTCGTGTGGTGTATCTTTGTCGTTCTGGATGCCCGCCAGCCTGGCATAGGCCTGATACGTTCCGGAGCGGTATCCCCGCTGATCTGGATAGGCGCTGCCGCTGTGGTGGTACTACTAATCACGCTATTGTGTCTCGCCGTCAGACGATTCTATCGAAAAATCGGGTGATTATTTATGGGCAGAAAGAAAAAAGCACCGCAAATCCGTATCCCGGAAATCAAACAGCTGCCGTCCGGCTCCTGGCACACCCGGGTAATGGTGGACGGGAAAAGAATTGCCATCACCAAACCCACGTATGATGAATGCGTGGCCGAATACCTAGCCATAAAAAAGGGAGTTGTCCAGGCAAAGGAAAAAGGTCCCCAGCGGTCGAAGACGCTGGAAGAGACGCTGACGGACTACATCAACGCTCGCCGTGGCTTCCGTTCCCCGGCCACAATTTGCGGCTATGAACGATATAGGAAAAACACCTTCCGCCAGATGATGTGCACCAACGTCTACACCGCCACCGATGCCCAGTGGCAGGCGGCGATTCAGCAGGAAAAAGCGGCTGGACGTTCGCCGAAGTACATCAAAAACGCTTGGGGGTTGATTTCATCAGCCATCGAAGAAGAAACAGGCAGGCGGCCCACCGTAATGCTGTACCCAAAGGATGCAAAGCCAAGAATATATTTGGAGCCGGACCAAATCGACATTTTTGTGGATGCCATCAAGGGGACAGACATCGAGATTCCGGCCCTGCTGTGCCTGTCCAGTCTCCGCCGCTCCGAAATGCTGGCCCTGAAATGGTCCAATGTGGATTTGAAAAACAAGATCATACACATCCAGGGCGCGAAGGTGGAAGGGGAGCACGGCCTGGAATACAAGCCGCAGAACAAGACGGACAAGTCCCGCCGCACTGAGCCGATTATCCCGCCGTTGTACGATGCCCTGTCAAAAGCTCCACACACCGGCGAATTTGTTGTCACAATGCCAGCAATCACAATTACCAGGCACCTGAAAAAAGTCTGCGCCGCCGCCGGTCTCCCTGAGGTTGGAATGCACGGCCTACGGCACAGTTTCGCAAGTTTGGCTTACCACCTGCAAATCCCGGAAATGATTGCAGCCGAAATTGGCGGCTGGAATGATCTGGCCACGATGCACAATATTTACACCCATTTGGCCGAAAAAGATATTGCCAAACGGGGCCACCAGATTGTGGATTACTTCGACGCAGAGGCGATAAAAATCCGCAAATTGGCAACGGAATTGGCAACGGAAAATAAAACGCCTTAGAGAAACCGATGTTTTAATGGATTTTATCGTGGGTTCGAGTCCCATTATCCACCCCATAAAGATACGCCCAGGATTTTAATTCCTGGGCGTTTTTCTTTGCGCTTTGGCCGGATATGGTGCATTTTGGCTCTGATCCACGGCAAGATATTATGCCACTTGGCAAGTATATTTGCCATATGGCAAGCTTTTTTGCCGCCAATTTGGCAACGGACTGGCAACGGCCATTTTATGCCTGCTTGTTGCTGCCATCTGCGTTCCATCCTGTGCGGGCAATTTCATCCCGCACAAGCCGTCGGATCGTCTGCAAGGGTGCGCCGGTTGCCTCCAAATAATTGATAATGTCGCTGTCTTTGGATTGGTTTAGCCGCAAGCCAATAAGCTTGGTGTTGTTTTTCTGCCATCTCGTAGTTTGCTCGGTGCTCATTTTTTTCCTCCTCTTCCTCGGCATTTGCGGATGCGTAGGGCGTTGATGGTTGGGTATTCCGCACCGTACATCCCTTTCTCGTAGGGGACGCGGCAGAACACGGCTTTTTCGGATTTCCCCAAAATTTGGGCAATCTCGGGGACTGTTTTACCCTGGACATACAATTTGGATTCGTCCGTTTCCAAAGCACCGGCGGTGACCAGGATTTTTTGGACTTTTCCGTGGGAGATGTTCAGGCGGCGGGCAATGTCCCGCATGCTTGGATTCTGCTCCCACAGGCGGAGGACGGCGGTATAGGTTGCGTCCATCATGGTTTGCTCCTTTTGCCCTCGTTACCTCCGGGGCGGGCGATTTGTGAAAAGTGCCATATTGCAAACGGCTGCGAATATGGTACAATGTTTATGTCTTCCACAGGCGGGCGGCCTGCGGAAGGTGGGCCACGATCCTGGCCCCGTGGATTGAAAAAGTAACTAGGACAGTTACCAAACGGGAATAAGCGGTGCGGTTTGCACCGCTTATTTTTTGTCCTCCTGGCAATGCCGGAAGTACAGCGCGTCGAAGTCGGAAATCTTGCTTTCCAGCTTGATCCCGGCGGCGTCCAGCTTGGGGCAAATATCCTCCAGGCCGTCCTCGCTGCAAACGTAAACCCAGGCCTTTCTCGGGGCCTTCATATCCAGGATCCCAAACGCGCCGGAGGCGGGTTCCTCCATCCAGCGGAAGCCCATCTGCTTTGCGGAATCCTTAAAAGGATAGGTGTTGCCGTGGAGGATGATGTTAAATTTCCCCTCGAACGGGGAGACGGTAACCTCGGCATATACCGGGGTGCTGCGCTCCTCATCGCGCTTCCGCTTGCCCCAGCAGGAAGGGCACTCGTCGAAGGTCTCGGCGGCCCATGCCTCCCAGCTGTCGCACTCGCTGCGGTTGCGCTTGATCGCGGTTTTCTCAAATTTTGCACCGCAGGTTTTGCAGGTGCAGATTGCTGTTGCTTTTGCCATGATTTATTCCTCCAATTAATTAAAGCTGGCCACGCCATCCACGATTTTTGCGTTTTTTGTTGTAAAGCTGCCGCCTTCTTCATAGATGATTCCGATTTCCTGCCCATGCTTCCGGTCCTGGACGAAGATGTCCACGACGCTGCCTTCAGGGGACCAAAGCCGCCATTCTCCAAATACGGTTTGGGCCACTTCAAACCCCTCCGGGGCCTCCACGGAAACGGGGAAGGAAACATGGTCGCCGACGTCATACGTTCCGTCTCCGTCCGGGGGAAGGATGAATGCACCGTCGGGGACGTTGCTAAAGCCGCTGCTCACAACGATAAGATCAAATTTCATATTCTGCCTTTCTGCCCTTTCCCCTGGGCGGCGGGGTTTTATGGGGTTGGGCCGATGCGCTCGGCCCACCAGGAGCGGAAGCTTACATAACAGGAACATCATACGAATACAGATAGTGATCTCCTACGTCGTACTGATTCAGGGGAGCATCATAGACGTGAGCCTTAACTTCTACGAGCTGTCCAGGCCACTCATTTGCATATTCCTTTGCGGCATCAATAGCATCGGACTTGCGCTGAAAAGAACCCATCATCCAGCCATTTTTGATAACAACAAATTCATAGAATTTCATGATTTTGATCTCCTTTAAGTTTTATTGGGTGCCTCACTTAACTGTCTATATTATAGCATAGGTTGACCTATAAGTCAACCTATTTCTTATAATTTTTCAAAAAAATTTCTGCGCAAGAAATCAATCTTTGCGCAGAATTATTATATCTACAGTATCAATCTTTCAGTCGCCGAATAACAGCTGTGTATTCTTTTGGGTACAGCGCCTTTACGCACTCCATGTGCTCATCCAGCACTTCCAGCAGCCGGGACATTCCGGCGGCTCTCGCTGCTGCTGCAAACTCGCTTCCGCTGCCGCCGTCATCAGGGGCAGGGGAGAGGGAATACAACTGCACAGGGATATTATCAACGGGGCGGGAGCTTGCCGGGAACAGATGATCTAATATCGTGTAGCACGATGCCAGCAGTTGGCAGGTGGAGGCCGTGGGCCGTCTGGCCGCTTTGCACTCCTCAATTGTTTCCAGCAAGTCCCGCTCCGTCAACATTTTTTATTCCTCCATGCTCCGCAGGGCCTTTTCCAGGGCCTCCCGCGTCCGGCTGTCCGGCGCATCATCCATCATGTGCCGCAGCTTGTCGGCCATGTCCTCCCGGGCATCTGTCCGGCTGTACCGGCCCATACTGTCCCGCTTCCGGCCCCTGTAGCTGGTATCGTATCGATCATCCCGATACATACCCCGCCCATAGTTGCCCATGGCGTACCAGTCTCCGGCGTTGCTGTACCCTTCGCCCATCATCACCTTGTCCAGGTTTTTGATGGTGTGGGCCAACTTGTCCACGGTATCGAGAGCACCGGCGGACAGTTCGCCCTTTCCGGCGATTTCGTCCAGCTCCCGGCACAGGGTATCCCGCAAATCTTCCAAATGCTTCATTTCGTTCACCTCCTGTTACGCCACACGCTCAATCATCAGATTGGCGTTGGCAACGTCAATGGCCTGTGCGGAAATGTTCCGCACGGACAGCGCCACACAACAGTTACGGGGCACATCCACAAAGGCGGAAGTCGCCACGTTAAATGCTTCCCCAGCGGCGGCGGGGGTGACCGTTGCCGTAGTGGTAGGCAGGGCCTCACCGCCCAGGGCCAGGGCCACGCTGATAGCTCCAGCGGTTCCGCCGGTGGGAACGGACAGATTCCCGGAGAACAGCACCCGATAACGCGCGAACGGGGAGCACCCGTTACAGATGCCCCGCAGCGTTACCAGCCCGGCCCCCTCACGGTGAACAACATACCCCCGGTTGCATCGTACCGGAGCATCGGTAAACAGCACATTCGCCCCAACCGCTACGGTCTGGGCCGCATTCGCAGTAAGTTCAACCGCCATTGCTATACCTCCTTACGCCGCAGACCCGCAGCCGCCAAAACCGTTGCAGCAACAGTTGGGGTTCGGCACGACATAGGCAGGCCGGGCCGGGGGATTGTAGTAGGCAAACTGGTCGGCTACATAGCCCTTAATCGTCAGATTCTGGGCGTTCTGGCTGGCTGCCAGCTGGGCCATAAACAGCTGCTGGTTCTGATCGGCGATTTTCTGGTCCTTCGCCGCCAGCTCCTGGGCGGTAAGCCGCTGATCAATGCTCCGGAATCCGCAGTTCATAGCGTCGATGATGTCCCGGGTGGTGTTCTGCACCGTGTTCCGGGTCTCGCAGCTCTGTGTCGCCAGGTTGTAGTTCACGCCCTGGATGGCCGACCGGTTCTCGCAGCAGCACTGCTGCTGTGCCATCTGCATGTTAAACAACTGCTGCATCAGCGCCGCCTGCTGGTTGCACCGTGCCAGTTCCGCCGCCTGGAAGCCGCTGTTCAGGTTCTGGTTGACCCCAGCAAAGCCGTTCAGCATTCCGGTGTTCATGGCGTAAAAGCCATCACAAATGCCGTTGTTCACAGCGTCGATCTTCCGCTCGATGTTGGCGAAATCGGAAGTAAGGATATACCCATCCATTACACCACCGTTGCCACCGCCGAAGCCGCCGCCCCAGCCGTTGCCGCCCCAGCCGAAGAAGCCGAAGATCAGGAAGATGATGATCCACGCAGACCAATCACCGCCCCAACCCATGCCGCCGCCATAGCCGCTGTTGCCCTCGGTGCAGGCACGGATATCGGCAGGGGACATATCATTGCCAATACTCATTTTTTGATTCCTCCCATAATAAAATATTTATAACAACGGCGTTTACCGCTTGTTACCGAATCCAAACATGCCTCGGAACTGCTCAAATTGCCCCTGCATCTGGTTCGCCATTTGCTGGGCCTGGTTTAGCTGCTGCTGGCTTACTCTGCCGCTTTGCAGCATTTGGTTAAGCAACTGCTGTGGATTTTGCCCACGCATTTGCTGCATAAACTGCGGAAACTGGGAAATCATCTGCATGGGATTAGGCATCATGTTTCGTTCCCTCCATTGCCTTTATTTTGTCTTCCAGCGCCGAAAGACGCTTTTCAAAGTCTGGGTTTACCGCCTCCGGGGCCGCCGCTGCATCCCGGATTTTGTATTCGTAGGCCACCAACGGCATGGGCCGCCCGTTCATATCGGCCCTTTTTTCATAAAAAATCGGTTTGTTGCTGTCCCAAAGTCGCACAAAACCATTGGGAACCATCTGGAAAGAATCTGCCGCCGATTCCGATGCTACCCATATCCGGTCGTCCTGTGGGGCCTGCTGGCCTTGCATCGGCATTTGCGGTTGCTGCATTGGCTGCATTTGCGGTGCAAAATAGTTCGGCTGGAAATAGCCACTTTGGTAATTAGGCTGCATATAGGGGTTTGCCATTATTCACGCCTCCAAAAATAGATTGGATTTTCGTCCATTGAGTTCCAGGTATCGTATAATTTGCCGTCGCAGACAGTTACGACGTGGTTTTTCAGGGCGACAACGTATGTTCCCGCTGGGTATTCCTGTATAAAATCCCGCACGGTGTAGCAGTCCGGGCATTCTGCTGGTATTGCCGCCCTCCGGAAGCCATTTTTTCGAAGCACTGCGCCCCACACGTTGTTTGCGCTGGGCATATCGCATTGTTCCAGGCCCTCCGCCACAAGTAGGGTATATGCCTCGTACCAGCTGATACCCAGGGCCTTGGCAACGGCTCGGACAGCGCAGTCCCCGACTTTTGCTGCCCGTGGGTTTGGGTTGAAACTGTGGAATTCGCCCATAGGCATCGCCCCTTTCTGCTTTTATGGTAACAAAAAAACAGGCGAACGAATCAGCATCGTTTCGCCTGTTTTTGCTTAAAAAATCGTCATTTTGCGATCAAATAATCAGGTCGTCCGGGAGTATGGCACTAAATCCCTTGACTGCATCGTATTTCCGTTGCAGTCGTTGGACGGCCCTGGTAACTGTGGCTTGGGACACATTGTATTTCTGCGTTTGCCAATATTGGCTTTTCCCGGCGGCCCGGGTGATTAGGATTCCCTTTTCCAGCTCGGTCAAAAAGGCAAGCCGGTCAAATTCTTCCACGATCACCCGGTTAATCCGGGATTTGTCCACTCAGCCGTCAATCCTCCTTTTCTTCTTTGCCCTCGTCAGCCGCACCAGGCAGCGCCACGACCTCAAAGGCCTCCTGCTGCATATCCCGTACAGTGGCCTCGATCAGTGCGTCCACGGTATCGATATCCAGCTTGTAGCCCTTGGATTCCAGGAACCTGCGTACGTAATTTTTCTTCACATCGCCCATGCCGGATTCGTTGTAGATCATCTCTGCGGCCTTCACGCCGACAGCGGTCCACTTCTGGATCTCTTTCAGCTTTTCGTTGCTGATTTCCGTCCGAATCCACGGAATCAGGAAGGTGGTCAGCAACAACCCAATCAGGGTGATAAAAGCGTTTACGATAGGGGTAAGATCAATCATTTTTATTTCCTCCTCAGTTATTATGTAACGGTAGTTTTTTTACCTCTTCCATGACCCTTTTTGCAGAGCCGTTTCCACCGGCTGCTGCATAGGGCTCATAGAGGTAATCGTTCAAATTCTCGTACTCGTCCTGGGTGATGGAGCCTCGCTCCACGTATTTCATGCCCAGGTAGGTAATTCTGTCGTGGGCAATGCCCACCAGCAGACGGGTGTTCGCGTCCTTTTTGGCTCTGCGGGCTTCCAGGTAGCCCCAAAATCCAGCAGAGCCCAGCAGGGTGAGCACCACAGTCAAAATCGTTTGCTTCCAGTCCATTGGCCTCTCTCCTTTTTAGTTCCCGATATCCATATGCACATGCTGCGCATCGATGGCGTAGCAGTACACCACGTTTTTCTGCTGCCGCACGATGCTCAGCACCTCAGCCGCCGACAGACCCGGGATGCGAAAATCCATAGCGTGCCCAAGCAGGTGCCGGGAATTCCACACGCCCCCAACCTCTGCGTTGTGAGTCTTGCACCGCACCGTGCTCGTGGGGACCATGGGCTTTCCCGCCGCCTCCCGCACCGCGTCCGCAAGCCGCATCAACTTTTCCGCGGGTTCCACCGGGAAGCCGCCGCACTTGCCGCAGGAGCAGGCAATGTAGGGGTCTGTCCGCTTAAAATATCGGATGTCTGCCCACCAGCTGGGGCCGCCAGCTCCAGCTGTGTCACCGCTTCCCGCCCCATCAGGGGGCTTATACACTCGCCCATTGGCTACCGCATCCAGCAGCGCCTTCTCCGTCTGCGCCCCTGCCACGCCATCCACCGTCAGCCCCTCAGCGGCCTGGAATGCCTTTACCGCGTCCCGGGTGTTGGCCCCGTCCAGCCCGTCAATGGGGCCGGGGTCGTACTCAAGGTACGTCAGTAGCAGCTGTATCTGTTTCGTTGTCATCGTCCTCACCTCCAAAAATTTTAGAATCCTGCTCGTAGATATAGTCCACCGCCATAGCCGTGGTGTCCACCACCGCCTGCTGCGTCTCGTCCAGCTGCGCCGTCGCCGCGCTCTGGGCCGCCTGAAGCTGCTGGATAATGCGGATAGGGTCGGCCCGGCCTGTGACAGTCACGCTGTCCGCATCCGTCATAATGGTGTTGGTCTCGCCCGGAATGGGCATGATGGGCCCGTTGCCCGTTGCCTGGAACGGCACAGGCTCGGCCAGCTTATAGGCGATTTGCACCGGGGTGCCTGCGGCGTACTGGGCAGCGAGAAACGCCTTAAACGATTTAATTGCCGCATCATTGCTAGATGTATCGGCCAATGCATCGTTCGCAACGGAAAT